CCACCATAGCCTGCGGTCGGTGAAGCCCCTGCGGCGTTTCCGTTTCCGCCTTTGCCTGGAAGCCCGAACAGGGAAGGGCCGCCACAGCCCCCTCCGCCATAGCTGTTGGTCGCATCAGTGTTGCCGGTTCCGAACAATGTGAACGACTGTGTGCCGGTCAGTGTTTCGACCCACTGAGCTGAATACGCGCCGGCGACTCCGCCGGCTGATCCAGCTACTGTTCCGGTCGCATTTGCACCACCCCCGCCGCCGCCTGCACCACAGCACAAACCGCGAAGATCTGTCGTCGGAGCGGTCACGGAGCCATTACCACCAGCAGCGCCTGCAGCTCCTGCGCTGCCGCCAGTCCCGACAAAAAATCCACCTGAGCCGCCACCGCCTCCGACGGAAGTTGCAGCAGGCGTACCACCGGGATTACCGCCGTACAGTTTCAACGTGCCGCTGCCTGCAGGATGAAGTAGACCGGCAATCGTTGTGTTGCCACCGGCTCCGCCAGCGCCGCCCGCCGCCCCCGCAGCGCCAGCCGCTCCGATAGTCACCGTCAGAGTCGAGAACGGAATGACGGACTGATCGCGCAAGCACGCCTGAATTCCGGAGCCCCCGCCGCCGCCACCACCACGACTGGTTGTCGACGTGAAACCGCCACCCCCGCCACCGCCTGGGGCGGTTGCATCAATGTTGATCGATGCGACGGCTGGAAGAGTCAACGTCCATGGCCCGGATGTGCTTGTTGCATCGACGACGCCATCAGTAACGAGACCTGTCCCTGGGATAAATTCGACAACGTGCTGTCGATAGCTTGGATTACTGAGCATTAGAGGCTCCCTGCGTAGTTGAACAGCGCATCAAGTTGATCGCTGGTTTGTCCAAGGGTCGAAGCCGCCTGGACGATCAAAGGGTGGTCGCGCTCGAAAGCGGTCGCGTATTCCCACCAGTCTTTGACGTCTTGAGAGGAAGAGGCGACGAACGCTTCGACCGATTGACGAATCCCAAGAGCGGTCATCGCTTGGCGAATCTGACGAGGGGTGACCGTCGACGTCACTGCGGGGGGAACCTCGACTGGCTCCGGTGAAATGAACTTGCCGTTGGCATACATCCACCCGGCGCTCTCATGGCCGGACTGCTGCACACATGTATGGTCGGGATAGAACAGTTGAGCGCGCTCGATGCTGTCAGCACAGATCACGTTGTCGACCAGGCCGTCAACATTGATAAGAACAACATTCATGCTCACCACTCCTTCGCAGTGAACGTCTGACCCGTTGTCGAACCGATCACGCTCAGCGCCGCCTGACCCTGTGCACCAACAGGGCACTCGAAGTAGCTGCCAGTGCCAATTTTCACGCTTGGACTTCCGAGGACTGCGGTGGTCGTCATGTCAATCCAGAGAGGGGCTGTGCTGGTGTTCTGGAACAGGAAGCCCTTACGCGCCGTGTTTGCTGCGGCAAACGTCTGAGCTGTGCCTCCAGAAGTGATCGAGCCACTCCTGTTCGCAACTGAGGCGGATGGCGATGCGGTGACGAGGACAGCACCGTTGCTGTCAACGACGAGCTTGTTCGTGCTGTCGAGGGTGCCGTCCATCACTTTCATGAACTGCACTTGCACAGTGCCCAATGTGCCGTCTGTGACTTGATCAGTGGCAATGACTGCGCCACTTCCTGGGAGTGTTACGTTGTCCGACATGAACTACTCCTTAGGCGAGCGTGATCGTCAAACCGCCAATGGCGACCGACATCGTGTCACCGTTGAGGACGTTCTTTTGGACAGCAAGTGCACCGAAGCTCAGCATGTTGCCGCCTGAAGCTGCGTCGTAAAGGACGCCGTATGTCAGGTTCGAACCAGTCAGCCAGTCCGCCGTCGCAGAAGGCCAGGTGATCGCCGCTGCGTTCGAAATCGAGCCTGCCGACGCGGCCGCCCAAGTTGCCCCCGAAGTTGCTACTCGCGTGTATCCACCTGTAGATGGTTCTGTGACACCAGTGCCGGAAACGGCAGGGGTTGTACTTGAAAGCGCGACGTAGACCGTCGGCATAGTCCAGGCTGTCTTGCCTACTTGGTGGCCAAGCATTGCGTTGGCAGCGTATGTTGAGAGTGACATGGAAGGTCTCCGTTGTGATGTAGAAGCAGTTGTTGCCCGAGGGGCGCTGTTCTATTTATGGAGACCCGCGAACGCTACTTATCGGGTCACTTCACGGTTGATAGTGAACGTGCCAGCGAGAGGCTTGAACACGAAGCCCGATGCAGACTGGAGCTCGACGTCATAGACACATTCAAGCGTCTCGTCGTCCTTGGAGTTGAAGCGGATAGAAGACGTGTCCGATGGGAGCAGAGTCAGCGTCACAGTGCCGGCCGAAGGATTCAGTACGAGCTTGCCGTTTGACAGAGTCGCGTTGATCTGAACCGCTGTGTCGCCGTACGTCTTGCGTACCTGCATCCGAGCGTCGTAGCCTGTGAGGTTGAACGGATTGCCGTTTGTGTCGTTGATCTGCATGACGACGGGGAACGTGCTGCCCTGGTCGCATGTCATGTTGCCGCTGGTGTCGATGCTGATGGTCATGGTGAAGTCCTTTGCCGGTATTTATTGGTAGCGATCTGACCGCAAGGACTCGACCTCCCCCGCCAGTAAATAAGTGGATGAAAGTCGACATACACATCATTCCAGAGCCGGGCAACGAGCAAGGGCTTCAAGACCAACTAAGACGACTCGAACACCCTTCGGTCACTGTGCAGGTCGGCCAGTACGTCAGTGGTTCAATCGTCGACGCAAGGTGCAAGGCCTACGCTCTTGGAACCTGCCCCTACGTCTCATGGGTCGACGATGACGATGCAGTCCTCGACCTGGGCTGGATCGACGAGGCGGTTCGAGTGCTTGACCGTGATCCGACCGTCGCTGCTGTCTACCCGCGTTGGAAGTCGACCGTCAAAGGAGTGACCACCCATACGTCACGAGCAGAGCGAACCCCAATGCACCTGGAGCCGCACCACTTGACGATCATGAGACGAACGAACGTCCTGCCGATGATCGAGTCCATCCGGGCAGCGCATCCTTCGATGTGTCGTTGGCAAGACTTGATGCTGACGCTCGGCCAGCTCCGGCATGGCAAGCTGGTTCCGTTCAACGTGATCGCCTACGAATGGAAGCTACGTGAGGGCTCAGGACGCTACGTTCCCATCGAGCCAGAGGCAGAAGCGTTCGCCCACGCACACATGAGAGACAGCCTGCTCCGCTACCGTTAGGCCCAACTGATCGCCTTGACATCCGCAGCCGTCGTGGCGGCGTTGATCTGTGCTCGCAGAGAAACACCCTTCGCGAAGATCGTCTGGACAAACGTACCAAGCGCCTTGCCAACATTGATCAGGTCGGTGCCGGACAATGTCGACGTCGTGTTGTCGTGCAGCGTCCATCCGATTGTGAAAGTTGGATCGGACGCAGCAAGTGTTGCGAGTTGAACTGCACCTTGGATTCGTTGCTGAGACACCTCATCTGCGTCGAACACCATTCCGTTCCAGTTGAAGGTTCCGTTCAGTGCCGCGTCGCGAGCTGCCTTGACGGTCTCCCACTGATCGGCTTTGACCTGTTCGAGCGTACGCAGGTCGAGCGCACCTTCAACGAGAACCTTCGATTCAAGGTCAACGTGCCAACCACCGTTCGGGATGCTGTCGACCTCGATCCAGCCACACCCGCTCGGTGTTGACCCGTCGATGTGGTCTGGCTCGCTCGTCATGAACCAGCGCACTGCGCCGGTTGTGAGGTCGTAGATTGCGTATGTCGTCGTGTTCATTTCTGGTACTCCACCATCGAGATAAAGCGCTGGCCGGCGTACGGCAGAGCAGCGAAGTTGACCCCGACGATGCTCTGTTGATCGGACGGGACAGACGCTTGCATCTGTGTCGTGGCGAAGCAGACGTCGTAGTACAGGGTGACAGCTGTTCCTGCAGTACCAAGAGACGTGTCATCGAGGATCGTGATGTCGCTGCCAAGGCCAGCAGTCGGAAGCGAACCAAGCGTGCCGCTCGGGGAGAACGCTCCGCCGTCGGTTCCCGATCCGGTGTAGTCGGAAGTCCAGATCACAGTCGGTGTCCCGTTGACAACGCGGCGAACGTAGATCGCTGGGTGCCAAATACCGTTCGTCGCAGTGCCAACGCCTGGAACGGTCGAGTTGTAGACCCAGGTGCCAAGGAAGCCGACGAGCTTGATCTCGCGCGAGCCATAGCAGTACGTCGTGTAGCTGCTCGTTTGGACAAGCGAGTACACCAGCGTTGCATTCAGGCCGATGTTGCTGTGAACCGTGTACGAGTTGTTCGACGCGCTGTTGAAGGCCGTGTTGCGCACCTGACAGACAGCACCACCGTTGATTGCTGGCGTCGTGATCGCATTGGTTGCCACAGAGGCCGCAGTGACCGAGTTCGCAGCCAGGTTGCCCGCAACAATCGTGTTGGCCGCAATCTGGGCGGAAGTGATCGTCGAAGCGGCAATCTGACCGGCAGTGATCGTGTTTGCGATCAAGTTGCTGCCAGCAATCGTCGTGGCCGCAATCTTGGCACCAGTGATCGTCGATGCGGCGATCTCGTTCGCCGTGACAGCCCCAGCCGCAAGGTAACCGGTCGTGATGATGTTTGCGCTGAGGTTGCCTGCGGTGATCGTGCCGCCCGCAATGTTCGAACCGAGGATGGTCGAACCAGCGATCAGGCCACCCGTGATCGTTGTCGCAGCAATGTTGGAACCGGTGATCGTGCCAGCAGCGATGTCAGCACCGACGATTGTTCCTGCGACGATCTGCGACGACGTGACGGAGTTCGCGACGAGGTTGCCTGTCGTCGGGTCAATCGCCGCAATCGACGTCTTGGCTGCAGTCACAGCGTTGGCGGCGATCTGTGCCGAAGACACTGTGCCAGTCAGCTTCGAAGCCGCAAGCGCTGCGATCTGCGAGTCGACCAGTGTGCCTGTGACCGTCGCGGCAGCTACTGAGGCGATCTGAGCTGATGTAATCGAGCCCGTGATGCCACCTGCCGGGACCTGAACAACCGCCAACACCCATGCTGTTCCGTTGTAGACGTATAGCTGCTTGTCAGTCGTGTTCCAGTAGAAGTCGCCCGAAGCACCCGCTCCGGGCGTTGATGCGTATGAAGGGATGCCAGCCGAAGCAAGGGGCGTGGCTGTGACCTGTGAAGACACATTCATGCCGCTGCCTGTGTCCGACTTGCCGAATGTGTCGTACGCGGCCACCTTGATGTAGTGGATGCCTGTACCGAGCTGCTTGAACTGGATCTGAGCGTCGGAGCCGTCGAACACCTTGTTCGCAGTCGATGGTGTGAATCCGGACGTCAACGATGCCCACACCATCACTCCCTTGTAGTCGATGTCGGTTGGCAGAGTCATGCTGACGAAGACACTGCCGATCCCACCAGTTGCTGTGATGCCGGACGGAGTCGCAGGAGAGACGTTGGTGAACGTCGTCGAAGTAGCTGTGACCAGGTTGTTCAGACCGTCACGAGCTACAACGTCAATGCGAACCGAGCGGATCGGCACGTTCGCGTTGTCGGCAAGGTTCTTCGTGTACGTGTAGGTGTACGTTGCTGAGGCACCTGGAGCGACAGCAGCCACAGTCTCAGAGCGAAGCAACGTGCCACCGCTCGTGTAGACGTTCACGACGAAGTCCTTCAGCGCTGGGTTGAGGTTGGCGTTCGTCGTTGGGTTCGTCCACTGAACGGACAGATCAGGAGTGGTGAACGCAGTACCGCCACCAACCGCAATCAGGTTGGTCACAGGGTTGATCACTGGAGTCGTCGAGCCAGTCAGGTCAACGCCGTACGAGCCAGAGCACACTGGTGACTGGATGCCATACGACGAGATCGCATAGACGTTGATGTCGTACGAGCCTTGGGAGACGTTCTTGATCAGGAACGAAGGTTGACCGACGTTCGGCACTTCTGTCCACGTGTCACCCGACTTACGGTATTGAACGTAGTAGGTCGAGTTGCTTGTGCCAGGAGTCCACGAGACCTTGAGATCGCGAGTGACGGTGTCGATTGCCGTTGCTGACTGGAGAACGTACGTCAGGCCAGAGACGGCAGTAGGAACAACCTGTGATGCCGTGCTGTTGTAGAACACTGGAGCTGCAACACTGACGCCGGTCTCGATGCGGCTGTACTTCGTTGGGTCGTACTGGATTGCGGTGACCTCGAACCAGTAGCCGTTGTCGTCGGACACTTCCTTGATGTCGGTCACGCGATACGTCTGTGGGGAGACTGTGTTCGACAGGATGAAGTCGGCGCCTGGGGTAACTGCTTGAGGGAGTGCAGCAGAGATCGTGACCGTCGAGTACGTGCCGACAGCGTTCGTGATCGTTGCAGTCGCCAGCGTGACCCCATCCTGCAGGCGGATCATCAGCGTGTTTGTTCCTGCCGTCACGGTGATCGGACGGTCGAGGTTGACGGTCGTACCTGAGACAGACAACACCTTGCCGCCGTCGTTGATGCCAGCCGCAAAGCTGTCTGCAATCGTGATCACCGTTCCAGGTGCGACGTTCAGGTGGTGCAGTGGTGCGCGGTAGTTAACGATCTGTGTGTTGCGCAGGTTGGTGTCGTTGTTCCAGCGAGCGATACGGCGAGCCTGACCTTCAGACGTGCACCCCCACGCCGCAACGGAAGTCTGGAGAAACGGGAATGTTGTCGACGTGTCCGTCTCGACGATCTCACGGAGCTGCCAGTTGTTGTTGACGTCATTGAACGAGACGCGCGTAGACGTCGGACGGGTCGAGCCTGCACCGGACGAATACTGGAACCCAGCCTCGCTGACCATGCTGTTCGTCACCATCACCGTCGATGAAGTTGGGCGGTCTTGGATCACAGTGACCAAGCCAGATGCCGAGCAGATGATCATCGCGTTGAACGTCGAGGCGAACGTCTGCAGGAACTTCCAAGCATCCTCGTCAACTGTGATCTGACTGTTGAAGCGGAAGCGAGGCTCGGTGCCTCCATTGCCGTCACTGACTAGGCCATCGTTGTATACACCGGCCGCGTACAGGGAAGCGAGGTCGATCTGAGACGCACTGATGAAGTTGCCCATGCCCCAACGAGTGTTGGTCAGCAGTTCGTACAGGTGCCACGCCGGGTTGTCAGTCCACACCTTGGTCGTCGTGAACGTGCCGTCCCACACGCCGGAGTACACACGGGTGGTAGCGTTGTAGTTCGACGGGACGGAACACAAGATGCCGTAGTAGTCGAACGTCATCGGGAACGGCGACGGAGCGTTCTTTGAGTCGAACGTGATGTCGACGAGCGCAGAATTCGCATACGCCTGCTTGACGTCCTGGATCTCAGTCATCGCATACCAAGTGGTCGCGTTGACGAGAGTATTCGGCGTCGCTGAGTCTGCCGTGACGCGCTCGACCTTGATGTCCCATGTGCCAGTGCCAGCAGGACGAGTAATGTAGTAGTCCTTCTGGTATCCAGGATCAGCCTTGCCGTTGGTCACGTCGCCGGCAAAGAACAGCACCCACGTGCCCGACGACGTGAGCTTGGTGTAGATGTTGAGCGTGACAGACGTAGGGTTGGAGTTGCCCTTGCCGTCAATCGACTGAAGGCCGTTCGGGAACTGCATCGTGACGCGAGCCGCATCGACATTGCCCGTCGAAGTCGTGTGCACCAGAGGTGTCGCATGAGTCAGCACGGTCGCAATCGATACGGGCGTCTCAGCGGAGGAGAAGCCAGGGATGTACGCCTGCGACGGAGTGCCGTAAGCCTGTGTGACCTCAACGCCCGCGAAGTTCATCGACAACGTTGACGGATCTTGGACGACCGTCCCGTTGAAGTAGACCGACTGGAGTGGGTTGGTCGCGTTTGCGAGACCCTGAACCGGGCCTTCAGAGATCAGGTTGACGAGACGTGCGAATGATTCAGACTGCAAGACGCCCGGCTTCGGAATCGCAACACCTGCAACGTAGGTGATGCCGGTGATGTCATTGGTAGCGCTGGTGATTGCCATTGTTGTTTTCCTTTTAGGCTACGCGGCCAGCGGTGACACCTTGCGAGATGACAACCGAACCTGCACGTGCGCAGTGACCGAACACGAGCGGGACTGGTACGCCCTGCTGGTTGGTATTGGCTCCTCCGTTGAAGAAGAAGTTCGGGTTGGACGTGCCACCCTGGTTCGGGACGGTTGGCTTCTGAGACAGTGCGGAAATCGTTCCGGTGATCACCATCATTGCGCCCATCTTCATCATCGGAATACCGACAGAGCCGTAGCCGAAGTACGTCAGCACGGCACCGACAACGATCAGGACGACGCCGACGATTGCAGTGACCCAGCGGCCAGACGCATCGCCTTTGACCTCAGGATAGAAATGAACCTCGGTCGCTTTTCCGAGCTGTTGGTGAACCTGCTCGTCTTTGATTTGGCAGTCGCGTGCTTCCCGGTCAGACATGCGCCGAGTGATCGGCTTTCCCAGTGAGATCTGCCAATTGCCGTTGCGGATCGTCTGCTCGAACGCATCACCGAGCTGGAGGATCAGACCCTTGGTCAGCAGGTGGACTGTGTCGGCAGCGAACTTGTGGGTCTTGCCAAACTGCTTTGCAAGAGAGCCGTGGAATACAGCGGTGCGGATCATGAGAGTTCCTTGTGGCGTACGACCTTGTCGATGTGCTTGACGTAGGTCGAGAGGTTGTCGACGCACGACAGACGGCCCCAAAGGAGGTGCAACACTTGGTCTTCGCCGAGGAAGACGCCGATGTGGTTTGCGACCTTCGAGCGTGGGAGCTTGAACAGGACGAGGTCAGACGGCTTTGCTTCGGCCATCGGTACTTCGTGGAAGCCCCATGCTTCGAGGTTGTCGTTGATCAGGTTCTCGCCGCGCTCATTCCAGTCGATGGAGCGAGCGATCGCAGGGAGCGTGATGCCGTGCTTCTCGGAGTAGTAGTCGGTTGTCAGGGTGAGGCAATCGCTGACGTTGATCACGCACTCGCGGCCTTCGAGCGGAGGACGTACCTTGTCGCCAAAAGTGACCGCCTCTGTGACGGTTGTTCCGTCGCAGTACGCGATTGCCCAAGGGAGATCGGTGTCAATCTGCCCTTGCATGTCTTGTTTGCTTGGCGTGCGTGGATCGACGTTTGATCCAGTGCCGAAGCCGACCGTATGTGAGTGGACGATGTAGTCGATGTCGTCTCGTGAGGCGATCACTGCTGGATCAATCTCAAACGAGACGGTCGGCGTCTTACTCAGGTTGTCGCACGGAACAAACTCGCCCGCACATAGCACGCCACAGGCTTCGTTCGGGAAGCAAGCGAGAGCGTGTTCAATGAAGGTGGACGGAAGATTCATCCACCTATTTATGAGTACGGGTTATGGCGCGTTTAGACCGAGACCTGGGAAGCCGAGGTCACGAAGTGCCAGACGCCCTGGCAGTCGAACACCTGGACGGTCAAGTTGCCAGCACAACTCGAACTGAGCCGCTGTCTTGTCCAAAGAGACCAACCGGTCGACGACGTAGACGTCCGTGCTCAGGATCGCAGAAGGGTCAGAGGTGAACCACCAGTTGTTGTTCACGATCAATTGATAGGTCGACGCAGTCGCGCTGGCCTCAAGCTGGGCACCCCACCAGATCAGAGAGCTTGTTCCGTCGCCTGTGTACGACGGTGCGTAGGCGGTCTGCGAATTCGATAGGCGAAGCTGGGTGGTCGCTGCAGTGGTCGCAGTCGCGGTCGCCGTTCCAGATACGCGATACCAGCCGCCTCCAAGGGATGTCGACGAAGCGACGATGTTGCTCGAATTCGTCGAAGTAGCACCAGTCGACAAGTTGAATGATGCAACAAGAGTTGCACCAAACGCATTCGACGTGAAGACGAGCTGGGCAAAGCGAGTGCCAGAACCAGCCTTCACGTACGCGGAAATGGTGTACTGCGTGCCGGCCGTGTAGCTCATCGTCTCGCTCAGGTAGTGACCGCCTGTGGAGGTATCTTCTACGAACGTGTCTGCTGCGACGTTGCTAAAGACAGGGTCGGCGGTCGTGTTCGCTGTTACCGCACCGCCTGTCTTGCCCCATGCCCCGTTGTCAAAGCCCTCAGAGTAGTTGAACAAGTTCCAGCGTGGAAAGTTGACCCGATCGAGGTACTTGCTGTAGACGCGCTGTCGAGTCAGCGTCGAACCGGCAAGGTCGCCAGCAGAGTAAATGAGCGACTGAATCACCGCATTGACGTTGCTGATCGTGATGGTTGGACGTGGGGCAGAGTCGCCAGTCGTTCGTGCCCATCCTGCGCCAGTGATCGGGAGCGGCGTGAACGTGTTGCCGTTGAAGATCACCGCGTTGCCAAGGATGTTGGTCGCAGCGGAGAAGCGGGTCACGCCAAGTCCACGAGCGGTCGCATCGAGTGTGAACAGCTCGACGACTGCGTCTTGTACTGCTGAGTAGAGGTCTTGGGACGTGCTCATCAGATGTCCCACTCATTGCGGCAAGCGAACTGGACGCTGTAGACGTTGCCCGCGCTGATGCTGATTGACGGGCCGGCTGGGTCGATTGAGAACTTCGAGGTTGCTGAAGCCCCCGGAGGCTGGTAGTCAAACGTCCCCCATGAGCCGATGCCATCGAGGAACGTAATCAGCGTCGCGAAGTCTGTCGAGTTCATGTTCTCGTACACGATGTTGCCGTGCCACTCGACGGGGTTGAGACCGTCAGGGCCACGCTGGGCGTATCCGTCACCGAGTCGCATCGTGCGAGAGCGGTACCCCTTCTGGAACGAGGAGCTTTGAGAGATCAAGTTTTGTAGTGGTAGTGCGGCCATTCAGTGGCTCTCCTTAGCGAACTCGGTTCAGGACGCCGCCTGGACGCATCGCAGTTGTTAGCTCCTGACGGAACGTGGTGCGCGCGACGTCCTGGACTTGCTTGACGAGCGCTGCACGGTCGCTCGCACTGCCTGCGTCTCCACCGGTCATCGTGATGTTGATAGGTGTATTTATCACCACGTTCGAGCTGCCTGCGCCGCTCATCGCAACACCGAGCTTGCCGTCCTGACCACGCTTGAGAGGAACGATTGCTTCTGGGCCGGCTTCACCCATCACGCCCATCTGACCGCCGGCCATCCCGAACGCAGTAGGCGACGAGACAACACCACCGTCAGCGAAGAACTGAGTACCGCCCGAGAACGCACCACCGTTGGCGAACATTGCCTCGGCCATGCCTGCGACCATCTTCTCTGCTGCGATCTTGGCCAGGTCAGACAGGATGCTTTTGGTCAGATCCTTGAAGTTCAGCTTGCCGGTCATCACGAAGTTGGCAAGCGAATCGCTCATGTGGGACGTGACGGAGCTGAACACCGCACCAGCAGTCTTCGAGGCGTCGGCAGCGTCTTCCTTGTACTTGGCGAATGCTTGCGTCCAGCCGTAGTTGAACGACGTCGTCTGCTCCTTGAGGGCTGTCGCATCGTTCTTCTTTTGTTCGTTCGCTGCCTGCTCACCTTGCATCACGGCGATCTTGTCAGTCAGCGCGTCGATTTCCTTCTGAGTCGCACCAGCGTTCTTCAGCGACTGAAGCTCAGCTTCAGCCATCGAAATCTTGTACGCCTGGACAGCAATGTTGGCGTCGTTGGTCGTCTTGCCGTATTGCGCCATCACCTTGTTGCGGATGCCCTCGCCTGTCGCGTCTTGCATCTGCTTGGAGATCTCGACATCGCGCTTCTTGATCGCGTTGACGCGTTCTTGTGCGTCAACAAGCGACTGAAGGCGCTGGAGATCCTTGACCTGGGCTTGGTCGTACTTGGTGTAGTAGCCAGCGTCGATCATGAGACGCAAGGCATCAGAGGCGTACAGATCCTTTTGAAGCAGCAACTTCTTTTGAAGTCCCGCCAGCTCGCCGTCAAGGTTCGGGCCTGCAGTCTTCTCCTTGGCATCGCGGTCGCCAATGTTGATTGGGACAGTCTTAGGCTTACCAGGTTCACCGCCGGTCTTCTTGTTCAGGTCCTCCTGAGCCTTGTTGACCAGGTCGTAGTACTTGGTGCTGAACTGAGTAGCCGTGTTCCAGGCGTCCTTCATGCCCGTGCCGAAGTTCACGACGTTCGTCTTGTACAGAGCCCATGCGCCACTGAAGTCACCGTGGAGGATCTTGTTCATCACCTCGCCTGAAGTGACGACAGCACCCGCGAACGTACCGACTGCCTGTGCCAGACCCTTCAGGACGTCACCAAAGATGATGGCGTCGTCGATCGCTGCGCCCAGGAACTTGGCGATGCCGAACGCCCAAGACTGGACGTCGTTCTTGATCAGCTCTTTGGTCGAACTGTCGAGCTTGCCCGTCGTCTGAACCATCTTCAGGAACTCGTCCGCAATCGACGACAAGACAGGCAGCAGCGCCATACCGATCAGTTGCTTGTACTGATTCGTCGTCGCATTCAGCTTGGTCATCGTGCGCTCGTAGTGCTCGGCCTGCTCTGCCTGTTCAGCAGTTACCTTCGCAACCATGTCGCCCTTGTTCGCGTAGTCGGAAAGGAACTGGTTGACTTCGGTTCCGCTCTTGCCGAACAGAGCCATCACGATGTTGTTCTTCTGCCAGCCGTCCTGAAGCGTGCTCAGCTTGTCCGCTGCCATGCCAAGGTAGTCGGATGTCGTCTTCGTCGTGTCGCTGGTGTCGATTCCCAACGCCTTGAAAGCGCGGCTCTGAAGCGATGTAGCTGTGGAACTCGCGGCGAGCGACTTCTCGAACTTCGTCACGGCAGTCGTCACGGAGTCCATCGAGGTTCCACTCTGAGCGGCCACCGACTTCATGATCGACAGATCGTTGACCGAAATGCCGGTCTGGACGGACAGCTTCTGGAGTGATGCAGCACCTTCGATGACGCCGCTGACCATGTCCTTCAACGCACCGTACGAGAGCGCCGAGATTGCGCCTGCCAATGCCGCGGCGCCTAGTTTGATGGGGTTGAACGATTTGGCAACGTCCTGGAGGGAGCTTGACACCTTGCTGGTGTGCTTCTCCAGGTCTGTCATTGCAGCGGCTGTCTTGTTCAGCGCTTCAATCAGCTTGCTTTGATCGGTCGAGACGTCCTTGGCGGCAGAGCCAACCTTCTTGAGTCCCGCTTCAGCCTTGTCGAGATCGGACGTGTCTACTTTGATGCTTAGGTCTGCGAGCGTTTGGGACATCAGGATTCCTCTTGGAGTTTCTTGGCAACCTCTTCGAGATACGCTGCGTCGAGCCTGCGAAACAGACGGACTTCCCACGGATCAAGCCTCTCGCCCATCAACTGGCACCAAGCCAGCAGCTCTGAGTTGAGAAGTGGCCCAGGGCCATACCCTGTGCCTTGCCTGCCCTTATTTATTTCCCAGAACGCTGTCCACGAATTCGCGCAGACTACTGGTACTTCTGTTGGCTTGTGGATGCGCTCGTCGCGCACCTTGCCTTTCGACTGACGTTCTGCTGATCGCAGCGTGTCGCGTAGTCGGACACCCTGCTTGTCTACGTAGTCGAGCTGAACTCGTTCACGGACGGCAGCTTCAGCTTGCGATGCCGCTCGCTCGAAAAAAGTTGGCGCGCTTGTCAGTGAACTCGCTGACCTGTTCCTTCAGCCAGGCGTAACCCGGGTTCTGGATCAGTGCAAGTGCTGCTTCCTTGCTGAACGGGCCTTGGAAGAACTCGTCGCTCGACCAGCCTGTGATCAGTGCAGCGGTGAACGCGTCGTTCTCTGCGATCTGCTCATTGATCTCCAGCTTGCCTTCGCGCTCAGCCATCTTCTTCATGAACGCAGCACGCGCAAGACGGATCTCAGCGCTGTCAGGGCCGACGACCTTGACGCTCACGCCAAGGGGTTGTCCGGTTACTGGATGCTTCAGTTCGAGGTCTACCGCAACTGGTAGTAGGTCTTGAATCGTAATCATGGCTTAGGTGCGTGTGATCACGAGGTTGGAGCCAGAAGTTGAGTCGAACAGAGCCTTGAATGGCATCGACAGGGTGACAGGGCCGCCGCCGTTGATCGTCTTCGTCGCGCCCGTGTACTTGACGTTCGGGAAGTTGAACTCGAGCTGGTTCGTACCGTCGTCGAGCTTGACGTCGATGGACGAAGCGGTGCCGTTGACGAACTTGTTGTACATCACAGCGTCTTCGAAGAACACGGTGACGGTGCCAGTGACCTTTGCCATGCCTGGTGTCAGGTCACGGATGACATTGGTACCGACAGCGAAGTTCTTCGTGTGGCCGTTGTCGACCGTGAACGTCAGGTTTGTGACGTAGCCAACTGCAGCGCCACCTTCCTTGACGAAGCCGGATGTGCCGTTGTCTGTGAACGGAGGCTTGACGGCTGGAGCGGTGTAGACGGAGTCGGAGTCAATCGTTGTGCCGGACAGTGCCGATTGATCCTTGGCAATCACGTCGAACTTTGCAGTGACGATGCCGGACGCAGGGATCGTGAAGTCGGCCTTGTCGATGATCAGACCGGTGTAGACGCGGTACTGAGTGATGTCGAGCGCTTGTTCTTCAACGGTGAAGCTCTTGCGAGTCGTACCGACCTTCAGCACGTTGGTCGTGAACGTGCTTTGGCACATTGACTCCAGCAGTGGGTCGTACAAGCTGTGTGTCAGGTTGACATCGATCGAACCACCGACAGAGCGGTTGCCCGACAGGCTGTAGCGTTCCATACGGTCGGAACGGATCGAGTTGTCTTCGTACTCGTCACGTGTGAGGTTGACGCCGAACGATGTGAACGGAAGTTCAACGAGGGCTGGTGTAGCTGGCGTGGTGCCGTACGTCGTCTCTGCGATGTACCCTACCTTTGCGCGTGCGCCTGTAGAAATTGTCATGTGCGAATCTCCTTGTTGTTTTTCTTCTGTTCGCTGATTGGTTATTTATGGTTAGGCAGAAGCGCTGTGATACGACGTCCAGCGAAGTGACACGGGAACGCAGTACCACTGGTTGCCTTGCTGGTATGCGGTCATCTGGAATGACTTCGTCACTTGCACGTTGTCTGTTCCTGACCTCACGATGAATCCACGAGGCAGTGCAGCCATCACGAGCGCTGCCATCGCGTTCGCATCTGCAGTGCCGTAGTCCTGCGGGTAGAACAGGTCGATCTGATACAGACCCTGGTGCTCGTCGATTCCGTTCGGGCCAACACCAAGTGCATTCGGTTCGGCAGGAAGCAGAGTCGCGCGCGCCCACGGCGATCCGTTGGTCGGGGTTGCTCGGGTGTTCTCGGTGTACAGCGGTGGGAGTCCTGAGACGGTCGCAAGCTGTGTGTCGAGCATCGTGCGGACGGTGTTGTAGTTCATTTGAGTCCTGCCTTCTTCTTGGCGACGTCGGTGATCTGGTCTGCCTCAAGCAGGGTCGTTCCGAGCATTGCCCGAGGTGCCATCTTTGGTGTTCCGTACTCGACGTACGCGGCGTAGTCCATCGTGTTGTAGATCTCGATGTCGGTCGCCTTCATGTCAAAGCCCCAACCGCTTTTCAGAGCGCCAGTGAGGACGGGAGTGCGAGCACGAACGCGCTCCAGGCACTCGACGCCCCACTCTTCCTTGAACTTGCGGAGCTTTGTGTTCAGGCCAGCGACGACACCATCAATCTCACCGTTGCTGGTCATGACGCAAGCACCTTGTACAGAAGAGGCGTTCCGGACGGGTTGGTCACGATCACCTCGTAGATGCGGAACGAGCCAATCGAGCAAGTGATGTCGTCACCAACTGCAGGAGGCTTCTTCATCGTTCCTGGCAGGAGGCATGTCTTTGAGTCGGTCGTCATGTTCGAGATCTGCGCAGTCGTCGTCGAGTTGTCGTTCGATTGGTCGGACGCAACGAATACCCCGTACGCCTTGCCCTTGGAGACACCGAGCGTTGAGACAGTGATCGGCAGTCCGTACGTCTGAAGTGCGGTTGCGATCTGTGAGGCTGTGGCGGATGCGTTGAACATGATCAGCGAGCCAAGTTCACAGGGCCGCGCTTGTTGCGCAGGATCGGGTACATCAGCAACTCGACCTTGCGGAAGATCGTGTAGTTCGTTGGCTTGAGGTAGGTGTTGTTGATCTGGATGTCGCCAATCTTGGTGGACTCGGAGATCAGGTTCGCTTCCTTGAACTCTTGCGGGAACAGGTCAGTGCCGTTGCAGTACAGCAGCGCCATTTCACAGACGGCGTTCTTCAACTCGGTCGGAATCTGAGTCTGCGGGCGGAGCTGTAGGTAGCGGTCGTAGTACTGATAGCGAGGCCACAACAGGTTCTGCGTACCTTGGAGACGGAAGCTTTCATACTGCGCGCCCCACAGAGCGTCACAAGCCTGAGTCGCAATGATCAGAGCTTGTTCCTGCGTTGGAACGTCAGTCGGCCAGTCGGTGTTGCCGTATGTCGCGTGGTATGTCGTTGCATCCGCCGCAGAGATGTAGCTGTTCGCGCCCGCTACTTTGGTTCCGTCTTCAACGATCAGTGCCATGCTTAGAGTTCCTTGATGTGTGACTGCAGCAGATCTGCTTGCCACGGCTCCATCTCAATGACGTCTCCGCGCTTGCCTTCCCACCTGGTGTTATTCACCTGACCTCGAAACACTTGGTCTGTGATCACGTATTGCTTGAGGGTATTTATTGGTTCGGCTACCTCAACCGCTTCTGCGCGAGCCTTCTTGCGGACGTATGCCATCAGCCGATGTCCAGGTCAGAGAACTTCGCCCATCGAACCCAGGGCGTTCCCGGCATCCACTTTTCCGTCGATTCGTTCAGCCAGTTCACCTCTGCTCGCGTCTCATCGACCTTGCCGGTATTGACGTCACAACCCTCAATCGTGAGGATGCGGACGAGTTGTTCTTGCGTTGTCGATGCTTCGATGGCAAGTGCCACGAGGAAATCGAAGTCGCTTCGTGTCAGTGCTACGAGCATTTCTGGTTCTCCAAAAGAAAAGGGAGACGGATCTCCGTCTCCCTTATTTATTGCTTGCGCAAGTCGCCGATTAGGCCAGGTTGTTACCAACGCTCGAAGCAGACTTGCCGACCCAAACTGCATCGGTGTCAAGAATGCCGTACGTGAATACGCCGTACCAGCCGATGTTCACTGTGCGAGCCAGTGTGTCGAATGGGCCAGTAACGACCATCGTTGGCTCCTTCGAGCTGACCTTCGCCAGCGAACGTGCACCGATGAAGTAGCTGGAGTACGTGTCGACCAAGTCGCCGCCAGTACCTTGAGCGTACTGAGCGAAGTTGTTGCGCACGATGCGGAAGCCGCGGAACATGCCGACTTCGTTCGTGAAGATGTTTTCAACAGTGCCTGTGTACTTCGAAACGTCTGTCCATTCACCAGAAGCCACGTTACCGCGCAGGTCGTTGATGACGTCGTCGTGCATGACAGCGACGTAGGCATTGCCTTCGAAAGCAGGAACGTTCAGGCGAGCCAGCTTGTTGTACATCTGGTTCAGGAACGTCGAGCTCATCACGTCGCCAACGGCCAGGGTAGCTGTCGTCTTGTTGTTGACGAATGCCACGTTGGTCGAAGCAGCCAGTGCGTTCAGAGCCAACTGGTCTTGCGTCTGACCCATGTTGATACCAACCAGCTCTGGAATCGCCAGATCAATCTTGCCGGCCGACTGCAGCGAAGCGAGTTGGGTGCGAGTGACGGCGTTACCGTATTCAGCTGGTGTGAACAGGATCTGCGAGTCAGAGATTGCAACGGACGTGATGTCGGTTGTTTCGGACAGTGGCGTTGTAGCCAGTGCCAGACGTGGGTACTTCGAGACTTGAATGCTCTTGGCACCAATTTCCATCTTCTCAGAGACGAATTGGTCCATCAGCGCGTTCTGACCAACAGCGATCAGGAACTGCTTGTCGAATGCCAGCGCAATGCTGTTAGGGATTTGGGCTGTGCCCGAAAGGTTAGCGGTAAATGCCATGGGATAACTCCAGGTTTTTGTTGTTTTTGTGCGGAGTTACTGAAAGAGGAATTACTTCATTCCGTATTTCTTCAGTACTGCGTTCAATTCTTTTTGTGTGCTCGCTGCTGCGATCTCTGCCTCAAAACCTGAGACACGAGCGCCTTCAACTGCACGCTTCACGGTTGGGGCAGCCTTTGCTGCTTGGGCCTCCGCTGCATCGACTTCACCAAACAGAACAGGGTCACTTTTCTGTAGGTCTCGGATCACCTTTGCTACCGACTTCGAATCGACGTTGCCGTCTTCGTCAATAACAATTGCGCCCTTGTCGACTAGCTTCATCACGGTATCCACCGCTTTCGCTCCGCTCTTTGTCAGTTCATCCTTCAGAATCGAATTGACTGCGGAATCTCGTGCCTTCGCTTCAAGTTGCTCACGCTTCTTTGTTTCTTGCTCGAACAGTTCTTTGTACTTGCCCTGTTCTTTAAGAGCGGCGTCCGCCTTCTCTTTGTTTTCTTTCTCGTACTTGCGAACCTTCTTCAACAGCTCCGCATCCTTCGCGCGTTCCTCTTGCAGTTGCTTCAGTGCTGCCACTGCCTCCTCTACTGACTTGAACGCTGGTTCAGACTTGGTTTCTGTTTGCGATGCATCTGCACCGGTTCCAACTACTTCTTCTTCAACAATTACTTGGTTGTCATCCGACATTTGTTTTCCCCTCCGGGTTGTTGCTTTTATTTATGTGTGACCGTCAACAGGTCGTACCCAGAGTTATTTATGGGCATGAAAAAGGGCGCCCTGAGGCGCCCTGTTGGCTGTATGAGGTCAGTTAGAACGACGGATTGACCAGAGGTGTGACTGCGGAACTGTCGTTAGGTGTGCCGTTCGCTTGGTTGGGTAGTTCGCTGCTCATCGTCGAAGGGTCTCCGGAGCCGCTTTGCTGGTCGACCGAGCCGTCATCGAGGACTGCTGCGTCCTGCTGTGCGGTGCCGGTCAGAAGCGCCTTCTTCTTGTTGAACAGGACGATCTCCAAGAACTTCTCGTTTGCCTCTTCATCGGACAGGCCAAGCACCTCGCGGAAGTAGTCGAGTTCAGTTGCGCGACCCTGCTGAATGCGGATCGTCCACATGTCTTCCTGCTCCTTGGCCTCGACTGGCAGGTTCGGATCGCTGAAGCAGACAAACAGGTTCGAGTCGTTGCTGAACAAACCTGGCTTGACCGTGCCGTAGATTTCCTTGACGACCTTGAAGAAACGCTTGAACCCGTTCTCGAACATGCGCTGGCGTTGCTGGCGCAGTTCCATGTTCGTCATCTCTTCGACAACCAACTGGAAGCCCGAGGTGATGTGGCCTTCGCCGGCTGTGTGAATGCGGACAGACCAGTCAGCAGCGAACACCGACACCCAGTTCTCGACTGCGTCGTTCATTGGCTTGTAGTCAACGACCGGAGCCTCGTACTTGACGAATGGGCTCTGTGCGCTGGAGCTATCGAGCAACAGCATCTTGGACGGACCGATCATCGAACCGCTGGTCACTGGAACCTGACGAGGCAACGTGCTCGTGCCGACCTGGGCAACCATCAGTTCCTCAACGCTGTCTTGCGCTGGGATGCAGTTGGTCATCAGCGTCGGGCGCTTGGTGAAGCTCATCGACCACTCGCTGTCGGTCAGGCTCAGGTTGTACAGCTCGTTGATACCGATCAGGTCGCCTGGGGCCTCGACCCAAAAGCCGCTGCGTGGGATCGTCGTGTCGTAGAACGGCACAGCATTAACGATCCCCCATGGGTTGTCCTGGATCGCCGACACCATCACCGACTTGTTTTCCTTCTCGATCAGGTCAATCACTTGGTCGACTGTGATCACGCGGTACTGGTTGATCTTGTCGCCGGTCGACGTCTGGTAGATCAGCGTGTCGATCTTCTTGGTGTTCGGGTTGAGCAGCACTTCGCAGTTCGCACGAGTCAGGATGTCGAGCGTCAGCATCTCGTCCTCGTCATTCCACTGAACCAACAGGACGCCCGTCTTCAGCAGGCGAACGATCTGGTCGAAGTTGGTGAAGAACTCCGCCCACTCCAGCTTCGACATCTCTTCGGCGAGTGCGGCTGTTTGAACAGGATCTGGAGTCGACTCGTCGTCGGTGAACACGTCGAGCGTTGGAGCGGCGTCCTTGAACAACATGCCGCTCTTCTCGATGATCATCTTGGTCAGGTTGCGGTAACGAGGGATCAGACCCTGCTCCATCCAGCGGTGACGGCCCTTGTTGACGTCGTTGAGCAGGTTGACCATCTGTTGCTCTTGGTCGCCGTCGAAGTAGGCGAGCGCCTTCTGAGCGAACACAGCACGGTCACTCGCAAGCAGGTCGACAAGCTGACGGCCGGTGAGACCTGAGGCGATGATCTGGTCGCGTGAGTTGTCTCCAGTCATGCCAAGACTTGCTTGCGTCGATAGCTCTGGATTGAATGAGAGGTTGGTTGCCATTAGCTGTCCCTGTTCTTGTTTGACTTATTTATGGGCTCAGCAAATGCGAAGAGTCGGCGCACCAACAATCGGGAAGCGGAACCAGATGAAGTAGCCAGCAGCGTCAACCGGGTGGTCTTGATCGTGCTTCTTGTCTGGCTCGCCGTTGATGTACTTCTGCTGCTCCAGGCTCTTGACGTACGTTGGGCACTTCTTGAGGTTGACGAAGTACCGACGTTGCTCCTTGCCATTGCAGAACATCGCGTTGACGCTGGTCACACGGTCGCTGACACGTGGGTTATTCGCGTGAGCCTTGATCGTGAAGTGCTGGCGTAGCAGCTCGATGTTCGACTGGTCAGCGTTGGTCGTCATCTGACGTCCAGCAGCGTCCGGATAGACCATGATCACGCGGTTTGGGTAGCGCGCTTTGATCTCGTTGATCAGTGCGTTCGTGTTCTTCTGCGCAACGATCTCGTCAACCGCGTAGACCAGTCCGTCGGTTCCGATCACATGGACGATCCCGCACGTCTTGTTGTTGTTGAAGTCGACGCCGATGTGAAGGATCTGGTTCGGGTCTAAGTCACCGAGTGTCTTGGTCGTCGCGTTGATCGTCCGGTCGAACGATGTGTAGACGATGTTGCCCTCTAGGTTGACGAACTCACCTTCGAGGTACGCTGCCAACAGTGCTGCTGGGTACTGGCGCTTGAGGTTGTCGACGTAATCGGTCGGCAGGTACGGGTTCCACTTCGTCTTGCCCTTGACGAGACGCCGGTGCGCGGCAAGATCAGGACTGACCTCGATGTCTTCGACCCAGTTTTGGTAGCAGAAGTTAAAACCTTCTGGCGTCGAGGTGGCGAACAGTTGGTACTTGACACCTTCTCTGCAGCCACGGAGACGAGAGGTCAGCGAGACCCACAGTTCACGTAGGCGGTCGGGATCAATCGTGTCCGCTTCGTCAACGCCAATGAACGCAGCCTGGAAGCCACGAAACGCATCTGCACCTGCTCCCGCCGGCGCCAGAACGATCTTGACGTCGCCTGCAGCAAAGTGAAGGATGTACTCCACACGAGGCGATAGGCGCATCGTGTAAGGGATCTGCAGTTCACCAAGGATCTTCTCGAACCGTGGGCGAAGCAGGTTGCGGATCTGCGCGTCGTTCGGCTCAATCAGGAAGTTGACTGTGTCGCTGTCGACGTACGGTGCGTTGTAGGCAGCGAGCGTGATTGCCTTGTAGCAAAGTGCCTCTGTCTTGCCGCAGCCGAACCCGCCGATCAGGGCAAGTTCGCGCGTCGTCGTGTCGTTGATGAACTCTGCTTGGTGACGAAGGAGAGACAGCGCGACCGGCTTTGCCTCTTCAACAACCTCGTCTTGCTCATCCAGCAACATCATCACGATGCGTCATCTGCCGGTGAGATGTCGGTCACGGTGAACTGACCTGTTGCCTTCGGAGCTTCGGTCGTCTGTACTTCGACCGTTTGCTTCTCTGACCAGCCGTGCTTGACCTTCGCCAAGAACATTGCGGTCGTCGCCTGCATCTTGTGCTTCGGGTTCTCAAGGATCGAGTCGAAGATCGTTCCGAGGAAGTCTTCGTGAGCGGCCATTCCGCGCTCCCAAGCACCACGCACCGTCTTGTCTCGATCCATCCACTTGTCGAGAAGTGTGTTGCTGATCCCCAAGCGGCAGGCAATGACCTTGCGGCTTCGTCCAGAAGCCGCGAGATCGTGAATCAGTTGCAGGTCTTCGTCGGTCGCGACGATTGCGTGCACGCCTGACTTGCCTGGATGTGTGCCTTGTAGTTGCTTTGGCATCGATGAACCCCTTTGATGTTCTTGTTTGGGGTATTTATCGAGTGCGTTGCTTGTGCGTGTTTCTCACCAGTGCCCTGTCCACGGTTGGTCTCTGATAGTCCCTATACCGACTGACCAACCACACGAAGGAACACTGAGATGAACGCAGCCAAGACCACCAAGCCGACGACCGAAAAGAAGCTCACGATGAACCTCACGACCGGCAAGATCGCAGTCAAGAACGAGACCGCTCCGAAGGCCGATGCGACTCCCAACATCGACCAGGTTCTCGGCGTCCACATCCCTGTGTTCGCGAAGGCCGATCAGACCAAGGGTTCAGAGCCGGCGTCCAAGCCCGCAAAGGTCGCCAAGGAGAAGGTCGTCAAGGAACCTTCCGGCCCGACCAAGGCTGACGTCGCGCGCGAGATCTACAAGCGGATGGCCGGCAAGGATCGCAAGGACGTTCTCAAGGCATTCCAGGACGAAGCGAAGTTGACTCCGGCCGGCTCTGCGACCTACTACGCGAACTTCAAGCGTGAGGCAGCGAAGGCACCCAAAGCCTGAGTGCTACCCACCATGAGAAACGGCCCTTGAAGGGCCGTTTCGTCGTTGTCTGTTCGAAGTGCTGCCAGGAAAGTGGACTCATCAACTGGAGCAACACATGAACACGTACAAGGTCATCTTCACCATCAAGCAGTCGATCCACCCGCTGACCGAAACCGTTCAAGCTGAGACGGTCAAGGCAGCAGAGCAGATCGTTCGTGAGATGGTGACGTGCGCTGGACTGACGACCAAGCAGATCGTCAGCATCATCCAACAGTAATCAGGGGATGTGGAGCATCGCTCGTATCAAAAGCCCGCCACCAACGGTCACCGCGGCCCATACCACCAGCCGAACGTCACGAGAAATGAGGGCCCACAGACGTAGCTTGTCATTCCTGAACGAACAGTATGGGTTCGACGGCATGAGCGAGTCCTTGGCACGCTTGGACAGACTCTTCTTCGGTTCTGGGCTATCGCTCATGTCATGCTTTCGATTTGCCAAAAAAAAAGCCGCCCGGAACCTGGGCGGCTTTTCTGGATTGGTGAGCGGGATGGGCCCGCTGACACTTAACTTGGACGTACCTTGGGCACGTGGCTGTAATGTGCCATTTCACTGGGGCGGTGTCAAGTACCTGTATGCACGTACAGTACAGGCGTGTTGGTCAAAGCTCTACGTCTCCGCTACCTTGGCGCCAAGCTCACGGCGGACGAGCTGCGACGGGACGTGCCAATGGTCGGAGAGCTGCGGTACGAGGATCAGCCTCATGGGCAGTCTTCGTTGGTCTGCCTGCTGATGCCCGTAGGAGGGGGCACAGACCCGCTCGTCCAACTGTTCGCGTGCCGGATCAAGATCGAGAAGCGCGGACTGTTGATCCGTGGCACCGAACACGTCTGGCAGCGGAAACGTCGGGACAGCTACCCGCAGACGTTGTGGGCGTGGCCGATTCCACCTGAGCCACTGACGATCCGCGTGATTCCGCCGACGACCTCAGTGATGGACGACCTGCGGGAAGCGATGCGATGAATTGACACACATGTCAACCTTCCCTAAGCTTTGTGCCAAGGACGACCGCCCCGAAGGGTGGCCCAACTGTCCCCAGGAGCATTCCAACGCTCCCGGCCATGTGGAAGTGGCTGAAGGTGATGTGGATGCTGAGGCCCCTGCTTGCGCACCGTTGTCCACCCTGGTTGAGCGAACTTTCCGACCCGGGAACATAGCGCGCAGTTGGATAAGCCTCGGTTGAAGGAGAGCCGATGCCCGAGACCATACTAGTCAGGTCGAAGGCGAGCGCCCGGCACAAGGCGCTATACAAATGCGCTGACCTTAACAAGTTGGCGGGCCCGCCAGCTAGTCTCTGGGTTAAACCATGAACAAGCTGACGTTGCAGTTCGGAAAGCTGAAGATCAACATTGTCCTCACGGATTGGTTGGCCTACGCAGTGATCCTGTTGATGCTGCATTGAACAGAGGGGGTGGAGAAATCCACCCCCTCCTAGTAGACAATCGCAAACCTACGTCGGAGCGTTCGCAGGCAATTCGTCCAGTCGATGCCCGGTTCCGATTAAGTGCCATGCCTCTTTGAACTCCGCAAGTTCATAGGCTTTTGGTTGCAGCCAGTACGAAACTTTGCCGTCCTTCTCTCCACGGTGAGCACCCAGTCTGACCTGTTCGGGCGTCATGATGAATGCCTGCGGCTGGGTAGCGACATTGTTGATGATCACCCACCACTGTCCCATCACCTTGTCGAGGCCGGCGCCGAGGGGGACGGGACTGCGTTTGCTCAATGCCTTGACCTGAACGGTGATCAGCTTGGTTGCGGTCGCGTCGTAGGCAATAAGGTCGACCCCACGGGCGTTGCGAGCGGTCGGCATTACGTTCCAACCGAGCAGCGAGAGCTTGTAGCAGCAGTAGTACAGGCCGACGTTCCCTGTCACCTGTGGATCGAGCTTGTGGGATTGGTCGGAAATCACGATCAGACCGCGAAGTCGTCCAGCTTCTTGCCGTCGTTCAGCGCCTGGGCCAACCACTTCGGCTTCAGACCGCGACCCGACCACGTTGAGCCAGTCGCCGGATCACGGTACTTCGCTGCGACCTTCGACCCTTGCTTGACACCCTGCTTCTTGACCGGCGCTGAAACCAGGTCAGCAGCGGTCAACCCATGCTGCAACATCAACTCACGGATCTTTGCGACTGCCTCAGCCTTTGCGGACGATTGCGCTTCACGGATTTGACGTTCGAGCGCTTCTTTCTGCGCAATGAGGTCACTGAGGGAAGTCGCCATGTCCAGGTTCTCGGGTCGGTGGTAAGGGCTGTGAGTATGAACCAGTTGAGTTGACCGTGAGCAAACCTTTGTGGCCCGGACGTGAAAAGAGCCCCATGATGAGGCTCTTATTGTTTGTGCTCAGCACTTCTTACGACCGTTATTGCCTTTACGCATACTGACCTCCTTGTGTAGTTCAGCAGGTATTTAGGTCAGTCTGCGAGACGGTCAGATACCAACGTCGCATACCCGGCCAGGTCAACCCATGAGTCGGCATAGTTCGGGTCGCCGTTGACAATCCGTGCGATCTTGTGGGCGATCATCTCAAGCGACTCCCTTTGGTCGTCCGTCAGCTTGGGGTCACTCTTGAAGATCGCCTTCTTGATGTCCTGAGCGGTGGAGGCGAGTGTGGTGAAAGTCCCGTACCGACTTCCACGTTGTTCCAGGGTGTCGGTGATGTTCATGCGACCACCTTCATTGCACGGTCGTAGGCAACGGTGGGATCTTCCTGTTGTGCCTTACCGTGGATGCGCTTCAGCACTTGCATACGCGCTGCTTCAAGCAAAGTTAGCGTTTGGTGCATTGAGTTCAACGCTGAGGCTTCGCCGTTGATGCCTGTGAGCTTGAATCCCTTGATCGCCATTTCCAACTTCCAGCAGCGTTCGTTCAGTTCCTGGTGCTGCTGATGAAGGTCTTCAAGGGTCACAACCTGCTTCTCGAGGTCGCGGGCTGTTGGTGGGCGTGGCTTGTACTGACGTTGAGCCTGGGTGTTGGCGATCAGATTGGCCGCTCGGATGTCGCCCTTCGTGACTGTGCTGATTACCCCGTCGCCACGTGTGCTGTACAGGTATTCAGGGTGTGTGATTGCTGGATCACGGTAAGTGGTTTCGCTGTTCATAATGTTCCTAGTGGGTGTGGAGTCCTATTTCCACTAGGTATTTATGAGCGGGGAACTAATCCCTGCCGGAAATTCCAGGCGACGTCACATGCAAATTAAGTGCATGTCGGCAAGTCCACCCTGTTGAACATCTCCTCTTGACCAGGAACGTCACCTCCTCGGACATGCTGATCACCTTGTTCGGGAAGTAGCGGATCAGCTTGTCCGACTCGGTGTACGCCCATGGTTCCTTCTTGAAGTTCTCGCCGGGGATCTTGTCCACGCGCTGCCGTAGGACGTGTCGCGCGATCTACTTCTTCCGGGCGAACAGACCTGCCACCACCACCGCAGCGAAGAGCAGCACCATGAGGCTTCCGAAGGCATGGTGGTCTACTGACGACAGCACCGTCTCCAGGTAGGTGGCGTCAGGCAGCGGCTGTTGAACGTGCGTGGGGTTGGCTTGCATTGGGGTCACTCCAGACCGCGTGTTAGGTGCGGCTCAGACTCCATTGTGCGCACAACCGCCCACCTGGTTAAAGCGTACAACGGGGGTTTAGCACCGAATCTGACCCTACCAGTCAGATTTTTTCGCACAGCTGGCTCGAGGTGAGACATTCTTCCGGCGCCCAAGAACGGATCTTTTGACCACCGCAGTTTCTGCACGATTAAAGCGGCATCAATTCCACCGCCATCGACCGTCGCGACCACTGTTAACCTATTGATTTCACAGTGAAAAAGGGTCAAAGCTTGAACATGCCTAGCTTTGTAGCTTAGTAACCCTCAAAGAGCTGCCAACATAGTCTGACTTGCTGCCCCATGTTGACTTTGTCCTTCTCTCCCCCGGTACAAATCTCATCGAAATCGCATAGAACTGCGGTTTCTACGTCCATGCAAATTGTCAGAAGGTCAACAGAATAAGCTTACAACAGTAGTATTTGGCTGTCTGAGCTTCCAATGGTGCAGAAAGACAATGGGAGAAAGTCACCACCATCATTCAAATAAAGTGTATGTGATGGTCTGCAGGGGGCATGGGTGAAAATCCCCACAAAATAAAGTGAAAATAACCGGTTTTTGCTGTTGACTTCTCAAAAATTTTGGCGAATCGGTTTCTCCTGCTGCGGCGCCATTCAAATAAAGTGTGGTGCGCGGCTGACCTAACTCCGTCTCACAGCTTCTGACGGTGGACTGCCTTGAGAGAGTTGGGCGGTGTAGAAGGTGCGAGCTGTGGGAATGAAATGACCGCGCCGAATGCAATGAGGCGTTCGGTGGATCTGCTTGTTCAGTCCGATGTGTCTCCTTCTC